GTGGGTCAGGTATCTCCTTCCATACACCCGATACGTTAACGTGCATAGTCATAGTCTAAGCCTCGCGCACAAACCAGAAGTCACCGCTCGATCCGCCAGATGGCGCTGATGTCGATACAGTTGGGTTAATCATTGCGCTTAATGCTGCCCTTGCAGTCGCCGCCGTGCTCGATCCAGTACCACCATTAGCAACCGACAAGTCAGTACCTGACCAGTTGCTATTGCTGATTGTGTTCAATATGGCCAATGAACCAAGACCAAGGTTTGTTCTGGCGCCAGCTGCCGTGCTCGATCCTGTGCCACCGTTCAATACAGATAGGTCTGTGCCTGACCAGTTGCCGCCGTTGATCGTACTCAGCGTTGCCAGGGAACCCAATCCAAGGTTTGTGCGCGCACCCGCCGCCGTACTTGACCCTGTGCCACCATTCAATACGGACAGATCAGTACCTGACCAGTTGCTATTGCTGATTGTGTTCAATATGGCCAGGGAGCCAAGGCCGAGCGCAGAGCGCGCACCTGAAGCCGAAGTTGCACCCGTACCACCACTTGTGACCGCCAGGGGTGATGTCAGCGTGACACCACCAAAGGTAGGCGTATCGCCAGTACCGACACCTAAGTTAGTTCTGCCTGCTGCCGCACTGGTGCCACCTGTGCCGCCCCGTGTCACAGCTATTGCCGTTCCTGTCCATACACCCGTGGTGACTGTGCCAAGAGTGACAATGTTCGAACTACCAGCCCATTGCGCAAGGCTTGAAGGTCTGATTGCCAGCGTACCAACAGATCCAGTGTTCACTTCCGTATCAGTTGCCACTTCGATCACGCCAGCAACCGACTCAGAAGCCGCATTGATCGCAACCTGAATCTCAGTGTTTGGACTTTCAGATACTGTGAATTGGCTTGAGAAGTCTAGGATAGCGATATCCGCACCACCAACCTGCACGTTATTGCGCTTGATCGTTGTCAGTGTGCCTACACCACTACCACCACCAATAGCAGACCAACTAACACCACTTGCTTCACCGGAGTCAGCCGTTAGGACATACGTATCAGTACCTACCGCCAGGAGTGTTGGCGCACCAGTACCATCACCCACCAGGATAGTACCTACCGCCAGGACGCCCGTATTAGCAATTGCTGAAGTGCCGTTACCGTAGAGGATGCCACCAGCTGTATGAGTGCTTGCGCCCGTGCCGCCATGAGCTACCGCCAGGTCAGTGGTCAGCGCCAAAGAACCCAGCGTGACAGCATCACCCGTACCCACGCCTATCGATGTCCGGAGAGTAGCGCCAGACTCAGCCACCGGGTCAGTAGTTCCATCGCCAACAATCATTTCGCCATTGGCAAGAACACCCATTGCCGTGATAGCGCCTGTACCGGATCCCAGCAACACACCACCGTTAGTCAGCGTTGCAGCACCCGTACCGCCATTCGCGACAGACAACGGCGCTGTCAAAGACAATCCTGCAAAGCTAGGACTATCACCCGTTCCGACACCTATCGAGGTCCGGAGAGTAGCGCCAGATTCGGCCACCGGATCAGTAGTTCCATCACCAACAATCATTTCGCCATCAGCCAGCGCAGCCATTGCCGTGATAGCACCTGTGCCAGATCCGAGGAGAATGCCGCCATCAGTCAGCGTTGCCGCGCCCGTACCACCTTGAGCCACACCCAGGCTTGCAACAGTCTCTAACGCCGTGCCGCCTGCATTAACCTTCAACAGTTCATCGCCTGCACCAGTAAGGGTAGGCAGCTTCGCCATGGCGGTTTCAATCAAGGCAAATTCTGCGCGTATTGTCGCAGATACAAGTGCCGCCCTCGTCGCGGGAACACCGGTTACGTCATACCAGTCACTCATCGTTGGTGTCTCCGATTTATATATCTGTAATGTATGCCGGTCAGTCGTACCGGCGAAAAGTAGTCGCTGTTCTTGCGGATTAGGAAGCCGATATTTTCAGACTCACCACGAATGTCTAAACCCGTTGTGGGTGCCAGCGTTCGTCCGTCCCAAAACAGTGTATCCCATAGCGCGCCTCCATCATCCCAGCGATTATTAGACGAAAACTCAATTTCTCGATTCGTGTCAGACGCCTGAATAATGTCCTCACTGCCGTACCCAAGCTCATAGCCAAAGTCTATTTCAGCATAGCCCGTGCCTTGTGCCTCAATGGTCACGCTGTGCATGAAGGTTTTTAGCGATCGCACCCGGTCATTGGTGTAGTGCAGCCGCAGATACGCATTGATCTCATCACCGTCGAAACTTGTACCCTTCTCCATCTGGTAGACAAATCCATCCGTCGATCCAAAGTAGATCTCCTCAGTACCGTTAGATGTTTCTTGCGAATCGATGCAAGTCACCTGATGCCCAGTCGTACACGGCATGATTGCCGCAACCTTAGCGCCGGCCATCGTCACGTACAGTGCAGTGTTGTCACTGAAAAATAGGCGATACTGGTTTTTGTTCCTGACTATGCAGGACGACAGCACCAAGCCCCTCGATCCGTTGATAAGGGTTTGAATTTTCGTTGATAGTGTCGAGTGCTGGAAGTTACCGAACTCCTGTGCCGTGCGGAGCATGGTGATACCACGATCATCAAGGAACATGGTCGAGCCAACTTGCTGGATAGTGCCGGGAAACGCGCCCACTTCATCCCTGAAAGATATCAATTCCCAGTCAGTTGTAGAGGTGCCATACAAGATATGCAGCCTGTTACGGTTGCATATCAGCAGTGCGCCGTTGCCTTGGCTACCAGGCTCACGCTTGAAGCCGGTAATCGTGCCATCAGTCACAAGCTCAGTTGCACCCGCGCGCAAAGTCCAATTAAACGGAGTACCAATACCGCCGTGCTGAACCGAGCTCTTGAAAGAAAAGAACAAATGTTGTTTGTGAACAATTACATGCGTTGGCACATCGACAGTCATACCCGTTCTGACTGGCGCAAAATAGGTGCCATCAAACTCAAATCCAGGGTTGACGCCATCACAGCCATAAATGCGCTGATTACCCTGACTGTCTGCATAGTTTGAATTGTAGAACTCATAAGCACCACCCGGTAATAGGGTGATCGCCGCGGAGTCTGCAGCGATAGTCGCAATGTTTGATTGTGTAGGCGTATTCAGGTTTTCAGCTGCAAAGGTGCCGGTCTGACCGGACAGAATTAAATAGCCAACTTCATCATCACCAGCCCACGTACCAGACACATGGCCCACCCGCCGAACCGTAGCAGTAGCACCGGACGTTGCACCGGTAATGACATCGCCCTCACTGATCTCGGCCGCACCACCACCGGTAAAGCTAACCTGCAGCCCCAGGTCCACCAGGGACCACCCACCGCTCGTTTGCTTGTACAGAGCAGCAGTCGCGCCGCCTACCGCGTTTCTAAACGCATAGACCACGCCATTCAGCTGGCGCACACCAAGTATCGCGCCTTCCCCAGGTACAGCTGCAATGTCAGCACGATAGGCATCGGCAGCAAGGTTTGTGTACTGCGCATGCAAGACTGTGGTGGTGGCGCCATCAACAGAAGCGACCGACGCGGCAACAGCCTCGACAGACGCAGATACCTCTAAATTTTCGCCGGACTGGAAAGTGCCGGTCACTTTAGTCATAACCACGTAGTCAGGCGTTGTAGTGGTCACCACCGCGACAACAACACCGGTTGCACCGGACGTTGCGCCAGTGAGCGTATCGCCTACAGTGATTGAGCCAGATATCGTAACGTCCATGACGGAGTACGCTGCAGTAGAGGGCGCAGTATGCCCATCGAACCGCTCGTAACCTGTTACGTCCTGATAGCCGCCTTCGATTGATTGCTCATAATTGTTCGATTCGCGTACATGGCCAGGTTTGACCTTCCAGGCTGGGGTTTCTTGATCTAACCCACCATTAAAAAACATTACCGCATCACGGACTGCCGCAGCTACGGAGTTATTGAGAGGGGAGAATTTCATCATAGCCTCTATGCCATTGGAGAGGCGAGGCCGAATCTACGCCGGGTTGCACCTTGATTCATTCGCAGAGCATTGAGTATGGGCAAGCCTTCGACATTGGCGCGCTGGATATGCTCTTGAGCAACACCCGCATATCCATACTTCGCCAGCGCGCGATATCCAATAGCCTCGTGAAAGTGCGACTTACATTCTGGTATGTCGTCATCAGCCGATAACTCTTGCGGAGCGCGCCAATACTCACCCCTGATCGTATACACATCATTGGGAGTAGGACCGAGAACGATGTTGTCTTGCGGGTCGACAGTGATATAGACCGGCATTGAATCGTTTTGTGAACTGATACCGTACACCTGCTCGAAGGATTCCCAAGGCGTCCAGATCACCCACCGCTCGGTAGCGACACCGGCAGAAGTCAGATAGATCTTTGCGGGGTTACGTCTGTCTTGGAGCTTCCATTCATGGAATCGTGAGATAGCTGTGGTATCGAGCAGATCAATTGCATCTGTGTAGGGGTAGGCCGATTGTGCCGCAACAGTTGCCAGGGTGAACTTGCGCTGCTGCCAGTTCCACTTACCGTCAAACTCGCGTTGAATATCCATCCAGGCGAGTTTGATCCATTCAGCTATGTCGAGTGCTTGCCCTGTCTGGTTCTGCATCGTTGTAGGCGCAGTACCAGCGTACCGACCCTCACGGTGTAAGAATTGGCCCAGTTGCAAGTAATTCATTCATAGCCCTTACGTTAGTGCCGTTGCGACAGGATGCCTTGCAGCCAGTCAGCGCCTTTGGGATTGTTGTCCCGAACCACTTGGAAGGGATAGCGCAAGCCCATGTGTGCTGGCCATTTAACAGACAGCGAGCCATCTGGCTTGGTGTATTCCACGTTGCTAAACGTGTAAGGCTTTGCCCGTGCAAGACCTTCAACAATAAAACGCGGCACGTTGCGGTAAGTCATACCCCGCCACATCACGTACTCCTTACCATTTACGGCAACGGATATACGCTTGTCCTGTGCTTCGTCTTGCGCTTCGCTGATTCTGACATCAAGAAGTTCCTGATCAAAAGCCAGTGCGTCGAGCTTTGCCATACCCATTTGATCGAGTGATTTTGCCTGTACTTCAATCTCGCCAAAATCACCTTCAGGACCGAACTCGCGGAACACATCGTGCTCGACCATCAGTTCCTCAGCTTCCAGCATGCCAGACCCACCATGCGGTCTGTTCTTGGCGCTCATGCCAGACATACCAGCTGTCATAGCCTTCATAGCCTCAAGCATTTCGCTCATGTTCTCAGCGGTTTGATTGGCTGTCTCTTCCATCTGGTCAAGCCGTTCGGCAACCGCATCGTTTTGCTCATTCATCATCGATTCAAGAGCCCTGATATTTGGCGTCTTAACTTTCGATTTTGTGGGTGCCTTGCCAGCTGGTACTTGTTCTTCGTTCATTGTCGCCCATCCTCAGTAATTAAACCCGGTAGGCTCTCGTCCCACCGGGCAGTATCAGCACCGCTTACGCAGTGCTAGGTACGATTCCACCATCAGCGGCAGATCCGCCAGTGAAGAACCAACTCGTTCCATCACTGACCACAGTGACGTTATCGCCAGCAACAGCTACGTTTGCAGCCAGGTTCAGATTATCTGCGTTCTGATCCGTAGGACCATCATCAGATGTGTCTGTCTCAGCTTCAAAGGCCAAGCCCTTGATAATGTTTGCACCAGCATTCGTGGCGATGTCATAGCCGTTTGACGTTGGCGCAAGTGACACGATAAACGTGTATCGCAAACCAACAGCAGGTGCTGGCAATGTACTGACAAAGCCTGCAGCAGCCGACAGGAAGAAGGTCTTACCGTTTTCAGCAGCGGTAATGACGTTGGTGGCTGTGACAACCTCAAACATTCCAGAGATATCAGCAGCTTGGTTCAGTTCGGCAGCGGTCGCGGTAATGCCATCAAGTAACGCTAGTTCAGCGTCCAGGCCATCGAGCGCCGCCAGTTCTGTTGCGGAGATTTCTTTTGCCACACCAGAAGAATTTGTCACCTTGATAACGGCATTCTTTGCCAGTTCAAGGGATTCAGTAACAAGGGGTTTTCTTAGCTTTTCATGTAAACGCATATCGATTCTCTATTTTAGTTGCGTAGACCCAGTTAAGTGATGTCCCGGTCGCGACACCAAGGCGAAGCGACCGGGAACATCTTTGCTATCAGCTTAAGGGGAGAGAGTTTCCTTAGCTTCGAGCGTCAGCCTGTGGGCGATCAGGCAATACACTGATGTCCACCAGTACATCGGTCAGGCCAGCTGCGTTCCACAAACTCGTGCCAAACGTCCAGGCGCTAGAAGCACCACTGGTTTGATGCAAAGAGTATGCAAACGGCACATAGCCATCAGGTACTGCTGGAAATTCAGGGCGACCACCATCGTCTTTGAAAAGGTCAGTGTCACCATCAATCGCTACGACCGGACCCTGTGCTACAGCAACAGTTCCATCCCCGTTTATCAGCCACAAAAAGGCGCATGCCTCGTCTGCAGCCAATGCCACAAAGCCTAAGCCCGTGTTTGCATCAGTCAGAGCAGCGGTATTGCCGCTTGATATCGTTGACTTAGCGTATGCCTTGCCATTGATACAATAGTTAAAGGCGGTCGAGGTGTCATACAACACATCAGCGCCAGCAGCAGTGATGCCTGCCGGTCCAAATACCATATCTAAGCCAGCAGCTTGATTAGTACGCATTTATCGTTCTCCTAATTTAAGAGGGGTTCGGACTCAGGGATTAACCTAAGTATGTCACGCCTACTTCAGCTACGGCCATCCAGCCATCATTCTGTACGAATGCAGCAGACCAGAATTTCGCACCCACATAACCACGTTGACCCAGGGGATCTTCTTTGGTTTTTTGTGAATGCGGAATGTGAGTAGGATCAAAAGAGTCTTGACCACGCAGAGCCACATCAGCCCAAGCATCCTCAGCGACGACAATCATCGGGTATACATCGACGTTTGAAGCACTTGTTGATTCAAGACCGGTAGAGCCCACGGCTGCACCAGAGTCAGGAATCGAGCTTAGTTCGGGCGAGATAACGAAGCGGAAGCTATCCATGGAGCCAATTTCGCACTCGTGTACCTGCTTGCGCGAGCCATACTCTGCACACTTGATAAAGCCAGGTAGATCACGAATATCGGATTCGCAGTCAGTGTGACAAAACACAAGATAGCCAGCTTCGACCGGCGCAGTGTTGTAGTTTGCGCTTGGCGCCAGGATCTTGGTGACCATCTGGCCACGATTACCCTTGATAGACCGTGTAATGCGGCGAAGCAGGTTCTTACCCACAGCTTCATCAACCGTTGCACGGCTCGTACCGCCAGCATAGAACTTATTGGTGCAGCCTTTCAGCGCACCATAGCGGATCATTTCACGCACAAGACCCATACGCTCACCGGTCTGGACTTTCATTTCGTCCGGTACGTTATCTTCGTAAAGATCCGCAACCTTGTCGGTGTACATATACAAGCAAGAGTATTGCTTAAGGGTGACTGTGCGATCTTCAGGCGTCAGGCTGTCAGCATCAGGCGTAACGCCTTCTGTAGTCTGGTGCGCCACTGGATCAGCAGTGATGGTGTTGATACTGGTCGCAGACCCAGCAGAACCACCATAGGGAAGCCATCGTCGATATACGACTACAGCAGAATGATTTTTTGGCATGCGCCGTTGAGTGCCAGTGATACCTAACACTTCTTTGGGAATGGCATGACCTAAGATTTCGCCCTTGAATTTGGCGATTCGCGCAGCTGGCGAATTGAAATTTTGACCCGGCATGGGGCTACTCCTGTCGTTTGAATAAAACAATTAAAGATTCGTGAGGACGAATCAAACTATCTTCAAACGAAGGGCGCTATCCGGCGGCGTTCGTGTCGCTAGATACCGGGACCGTGTGGTGTCGGTATCAGCCTTTTCCTCTATGGCAAGTTATCTTGCCGACTTAAAGCCCGTTTCAAAAGCATCGTTCACTGTGTCTGAACTGTTATCTTGCTGGGTGCGACTACTTGAATTTGTAGCTGGGACCGAGCCCGATAATCTGTCATTTCGCGACTTTGCGCTTGAGTTGCGCTTTGCTGAATTGGAACTTACACCACCTTGCATGTAGATTTCAAGCAATGCGGCATCCGTATATTTGTCGGCCTTGTCTCCCTGACGTTTGACCCAGCCGTTAAATTGCTCAAATTTGTCGAGCATCGCAATGGCGTCGGACGATCTCTCGCTGGCGCCAAGATCCTTAATCTCTTTCGGCTGACCATTCATCCAGACAGAGAACATAGGGGTATTGATCGTATCAACCCAGCCCGTGTGTGCATCTTCGATCAACGCATCAACCGCCGCCTGTGCAGATATGCTCGCTATCTCTTGCGCAGTCATTGGCTTAGGGGTGTCCGGTAGATCAGCAGCGCCAGGAGCAGCAGCTGGCGCTGCGCCCATAGACATCTTGCCAATGACAGCCTTTAGTGTGGCGGCAAACTCAGGGAACTCTTCTTCCAGCTGGTTGAGCTCTTCGATGTCAGTCAGATCGATAGCGCCCAATTGGGCCTGTGTCGGTGCATTACCTGCACTGGCAGCAGCAGCAGCAGCACCAGCAGCTTGAAACTCTTGCTGCATGCGCCCCATATGGCCTTCACTCTTGCGCAGACGTTGGCCCATTTCCGCCAATTCAGCCTGCAATTGCTCCATCGTTACAGCAGATTCAGGAAGGCCATTATCGTCATCATCGCCAGCGCCCCCATTGCCGCCACCGTCAGAGCCATCCAGAGAGCTATCACTATCGTCAATATCGGCACTTTGCCCTTCTTCCGCATCGTCAGACTCCTGTTGCATAGCCAATTGCTCGGCCAAATGCTCTTCATCGCCAAGCATCGGCCCCTCATCTTCGCCTTCATCGCCCAGGTGTTCGGTGACAGCTACCGCGTGACCTTGTTCGGGATCTTGCGGCATCGCGCCATCAAAGCCTGATTCAAAGGCATCGTTGTCCTCGCCCGTTTCATCGTCCATCGCCATATCTAATTCTTTGCCCATATCGATTCAATCCCTTATTTAATACCCATCTTTTCGCATACGTGGCGTACTGCGATCTCTCGGTGGTGGTGTGGCTTCTTCGATAGAGGCCCATGTGTGGCGCCATTCACGGCACATTGCAATTCTACCGCGTAACTCCGCAGTAGCTATAGCATCAAGTGTGGTTGCTTCGTTCTTTGTGCGCAGCGTTTCTATGCGATCGTCAATTGATTCAACGACCGTACGGCGCTGGCTTGGCTCAAATAACCGAGGGTCTAACATCGCTCTCTCTCATTTTTGTTGTATCACCGACTTCTGTTGTATCGATGCAGGATGATCTTTCATTTTTGAACCGTGCGAGCTCTGATACCAGAAGCTGAAACTCGCGATCCACTCGCGCACTGTCAGCAGTACCAGGCTTTCAATGAAAGGTGTGCTATTAACCGCCATGCCCATGACGTAAACCGTCAGTATCCCAAACACACCTATCGTCATAACGAATGACAACACGAACTGTGCCGAGTTGGTTAGATTCGTGGTTGCCCGTATTAACTCAGTCATATGAGGGTGCCAAGGATGGTTCACCGGCAATCTACCGCATAGCCAGTAAGTTGGAAAGGATCTAACTGTACATTGGTACTTTGGGTGTCTGCTGGTTTCGGGTATTCATCGGCCTGCCAGGGGCGGCTGCAGGTGTTTGCATCTTACCGGCAATGATCCCCTTGCCCTTGCCTTTACGCTTACGCTTAGCTTTTGCATCACTCGCACCCATGGCCATAGTGCTGTCATTTGTCGCCGCGCTGGCCCCTTGCTGGCGGTCCTGAATTATTCTCATCTGATCCGCGATCATCTTAGCAATGCCACCGGCCATACTTTTCTCCTGTGTGAATAGGCGCTTATCTACTTGGCGTAACTTTGTCCGTCAGGCGCACGGCCAGCTGGCTCGATTGGTGGTGTTGCTATCTCACCACCCTGACCAGCCTGCTGCATTTTGAACTGCGCTTCGATCTTCATTGCCGCTTCAGCCAGATCACCGCGTATTTTCTGCATAATCTCACGCTCTTTAGCTGACGTAGTGGCATCTTCAATCTCTTTGTCCAATGTCCTGAACGCTATAGCAAGCTCCTGGTCCATCAGCTGCTTGGCTTCTTTGAAGTCTGAATCACGATTGTCTTTCTCATTCGACAACGCGAGTCTGGCCTCTTCGATCTGGTTCTTGGAATCCTGCACTTGCGCAGCACTCTCCGCACGGATCTGTGCAACCTCAACAGCTGAATCAGGTTTTTGCGAACTGGCGACCAATTTCTCGACCGTTTCTTTCCACTCCTGATCGTCATACTTGAAGCGGTTGGGATCAAGGCGATTAGATTTCAACCATTCGATAAACCACTTTTGCGGGTCCATGCCGAAAATAGGATTGGTGACCATGCCACCCATCTGCTGAATAGCATTGTTATTGATATCGCGCTCGACCAGGGCGCTCGATCCACGAGCATCGATAACGAACTCAGCCTTCTCGCCATCTTCCTCACCGTATTGCAGCAGATAGGTGTAATAGCGCCGTACATGGGGCTCAGTCACCTTGTCGTCAAACAGCCGTGCAATGCGCCGTAGCACCGTTGAAGCGTTGTTATTCAGGATTGTCATGCCACCAACAGTATCAGGCGCACTACCCTGATTACCCTGCATCAAACTAGGTAAGCCAGTCACATCTTCAGCCATGCGCAGCGCCATATCGATAATCGATTGCAGGTCTTGCGTTTTCATTGGCATATCAATGTAGCGTAAGGCGTACTCGATCATTCGTGGATCGTTAACCATATCCAGATTGATCATCCAGCCCTTGCGAGGGCGCAGTTCGGGTACACCATCGATGGGCTCCATCACACCTTCAAGGTATGCCCACATAGGACCGCCGGCCAGACCAGCGTTATCCATCAAATTGCGCAGCGCAGCAGTCAGTATTCTTTGCGGAGTACGCAGCTGGCGAGCGACACCAATGCCATACGGCAACCCGGCGCGCTTCTGCCATACCATGTAGTCATACGGATACTCGCCGGTATCCAGGTGATTCATCACTATTTTGATGATGTGGTTGTTGACCATGGTCACATCAACAGGGATCAACGGGTAGTTGCCCATTTCTTCAGGAATCTCTATTCCCGCTTCTTCGGCCTCTGTGCGCGTGATGTGCACATAGCCGTACCAGATCTCATACAGATTTTTCTTGTCTCGACGGATCAGGCCGATCATTCCGTCAACGCCATCAGTCTCGGCCACTTCACGAGTGACTTTGTACGGCCCCTCCTCGAGAACCAGGTCGATCATTTCAGTGTGATAGTTAGGCTGGCCACGCAGCTGCATCAACGTCTTGGACGTAATATCATCGCGCTCGAAGTGGTACGCGCCGTTGTGAACGGACTCACCACAGCCAGGATCAGGGTAGCAATTGCGCACATTGACGCACAGTGTCACCGGCTTAATCACTTCTTCAATAATGATTTTGCCGTTTTTGAACGCCATGTGCTGCTTCTTGACCGGTATCGGCCCCTTAGCAACACCCGTACCTAATCGACTTGTACCCTCGATCACATCACGCATATGGGTGTGGTACTGGCATTCGGTATGCCAATCATCAATGCGCCGTTCCGCGTTCTTGGCACCCTTCGTCGCTACTTCCATATCTGCAGTAATCGAGTCAGCCAGGTCAAGATACGTCTTTTGCAGGCGCATCTGGTAATCCTCCTCACCCTGATACGCTGGCGATCCTTCACCAAACGTGTTCATGGCCTCGCTCTCAACCTGCCCCTGTATATCTTTCGGCAGCTTGCTCTTAATCAGATCAGCCTCGTCTTTCATCACCGCATTGGCCCGTTCCGGTCCTTGGGGCTCATTGTCATAACGCTTTGATATTTCATCGCGCTCGGTCTTAGTGGGCAACGACTCGGCCAGGTCCATCAGTTCGGGTACTGGCGTCGGCTTAATCTGCCACGCACGATCATCAGTAGGCAGAAGCATATCGCCTACACGCGCAGCTGCTGCATCAACGTATGGCCTTGTGATATTGGGAAAGACCGTAGAGCTTGTCGAATCGTCGCCCTCTTCACCTTCATCACCCAAACCTATCTGACCGGGCGGCTTAGAACGATACCCTCCCGACTCGCCTCTGTTCGCATCATCGATACCCTCATAAAACTCCTGATCTTCTGCCCACTCCTGCTCAATGCCACACTGCGCACGGCCTGATATAGCCTCACGCCTCTTTTCAGCAATGGTCATAGCCAGGGCATCAAGCATAGCCAGGTCAAGAGCT